CAATCACATTCTTTAACTGGCATATCTGTTTGTGCAGCAAACCAATCTCTATTGAAATCTTCGGTATATATACCTAGTTGTACTGGTAGTACAAAAGATAGATCTTCATTTTCTTTTAGACCTTTCTTCTCTAGGTATAGATCTTTCCAAGTACCAGCTACTATTTTAGTAGCATCACTTCCTCCGATCCCTTGACTTCTGTCTATAACTTTCTTTTGCTTGTGAATATTCATTTACCTTCCTCTCGATAATATTATCAAATTCTTTTTTTCTTGACCATATTTCATTAGCTATCTTTTTGATACTAGGTTGAACATATGGTTTAGTTAGTTCTATACGTAATGCGTTAGCTACATCCCTACCTTTTTCTAGATATGCAAAGTAACAAACAGATCTGATCCATGCTTGTTTACGCTGCATGGGATCACGAAGATTATACTTTCTTCGTTGTGGTTTGAGTTTCTTTTCATTAGCTAGTTTACGTGCAAGGAACTTAGGATCTATCGTATTCATCTATGGCTTTTTGTAGATACCACATAGCCTTTTGTAGATCTACGACTCCTCCTTTGAACTTATGTCTAACAATATATTTTATCACATTTCCTAATGGATATGATAATTTTTTTTCCATTATGAAATCATAAGTTTCAATTTTGCCTTGCTTGTAATGGCTCGGATTTATCTGATCTGTCATAGGGATTCCACCTCACATCTATAAGTCTATAAGTCTTACCACTATACACTGATTTCTGTGGTGTGCCTATACTTAAATCAATATCTTTAAGCCTTGATGGTGTAAGTATCATTACTTCACCTTTGTGAACTGCCTGGATAGTATAGTTCTTATCAATGGCTTGTTGGATTTCGTAATCTCTTAATGAGATATACATACCTTTCCATAGTTTCTTAACTATTCTTGTTTTTGTTTTCATAATAACTCCTGTTGTAACATTTGATACATAACAGATTAGTTCCTGTCGTATCTATGTTTATCATCATTGGTAAAGTGTACTTCCTCCCACATAGAAAGCATTGTTGGATGGGAGTACTTTTGGAGGAGGAAGGATTAGATTGTACTCCCATCTAAACTCTAGGCAGCTTGGCTAAACCAAGCCATGTTAGACACTTTCCTCTCTCTATCATAGCGAGTATTTACTGAATCGCTAGGATAATGTGTACTCCAATGCGTGATTGCTTGATATGCACTGAATTTATTAGGTCCAAACTTCTGTGCATAATTACCATTGTACTCATCAAGAATAAAATTCTTGTGATTTTGATTGACATGACTCTTGTCAGTACGTGTTGGCTGAAAGCATAACTTATCTACTTCAGCTTCGAACTGATAGTCATCTATTGGTACTCCTAACCAAGCATCCATATAGTTATGTACAGTATGTAGTGCATCCATAGCTGAATACATACCAGGATATTCTAGTTTGATATCACCACTACCTTTGTGTGCATTAGTCAAACTAATATCCCATACTGAATTTTTAAGACCATTCAGACATAAGTATAAAAAGAAACCTAGATCAAATCTATATGAACGCATACCATTGTAGCTGTTCCATATCACAGCTTCTAGACCAATGGATGTATCTTTGAATGGTATCTGATACTCTGGTAAAGAGAATCTAGTAGCCATCACAGCACCATGGTTAGACCATTTGTGTTGCTCAGTCATACCGTTGGTATCAAAGTTATCTGTAAGAAATTCTTTACCTTTGTCATAGGCTACATCATGTGAGATAACTCGGTATGTGTTCTTGTGAACTGCAATCAGTTCGTTGTTTTCATCTTTAACCAACTGCTTGTAGCCATCTAGCTTTGTACCATGTTGGTTGTATACAGGTTCTTCACGAACCTGAAATAGTAGTTCTTGTGGTAACATTATTCATCCTCCCTTGTTGTTTCAATGTGATCTTCGAACTCATATGAAGAATAACTTTCATCAAGACCTTCACCATCTCTAGCTAGATCTTCTGCTTCTTCTTCATTATGTGCTTCAACAAAATAAGTCTTTTGCACATTCCAAGCTAATACTACTCTATAAGTATTCATACTTCCTCCTTTGTTAAATTCGCCAAGGGCGAGGGATTAGTGTTATTACCCTCAAGCTTTCAGCTACAGATATACATTCATCATTTGCCTACTTACAACCACCTTCGAGTACCTCAGGCATTTGCCCATACTTCATCTCCAGTGTACCTTACGCCTCTGTATAGACGTTATTCAGTCAGCCGATACTGATAGCTATTCAGTATCACGAAACTTTACTTGGGCTGTGGTTGAGTACGCAACTGTTTTAACCACAAATTAAGTATGTGTACCTAGGACTACTCTCATACACCCAAAACTTCGAGAGCCGACATCATCCTCTTCATAGATGCTTTAGTGGTGATCAGGTCCACGAGGACTAGCTCTCTCGCTCAGCGAAACTTATAACTCTGCTCTAAATGAACAGAACTTATTTGATTTAACACGATCTAGTATCTTTTTACCTAGTTCATATCGTGCATACCATTCCATATAATGATGGTATTTAGTTTTTTTATGAATATCAATTGATCCACTTAGTTTAGGTACAGGTACATCCAATACCTTACATACTTCTTCTCTTGTATAACCTTCTACCCCTTCAAAGAAATTATCTAATAATTTTTTCTTATCACCAAGTTCTTTTAGACAAGTATCTAGACCTTTCTGTATGTTATCTAAGTCCTTCTCATCAAAATAATATTCAAGATGCTCTGGTTGATATCCTTGTTGTCCAAAAAAATCTGCATCATCACTGGATTGTATACCGAACCAGAACTTACCTTCTATATCGCCTTCGTAATATCTACCCATTTTGTATTTCCTCCTTTAGTTTTGCTGTTGCCTCGTTTATATATTTAATTGTATGAGTTGTACGTATTAGTTCTTCTTCTATTGTATTTAAAAGATTAGTAAAATGTTCTTCCATTTCAATATGAACCAATACAAGCTCATCTAATTTATGCTTAGCTTTTATATCTTTATCTACTGCATCATACATAGAATGTACAGTATCAATCCATCTAAGTCGTAATGCTTTTATAGCTTCACTCATTATCTTCCTCCTTCATATCTACTTTTTCTAGCCATTCACCATGTCCTTCACATTCATCACAGGGATCTGATTCATCTGGTGCATTACCCCATGGTATAACACCTAGTCCATTACATCTGAAGCAAGGCACTGATACACTAAATTCAACGTCTATTTGCTTTCTTGTATTCATCTCGTTCCTCCCAAGTTTCAATTAGTTTATTTAAACGATCACTTACATCTTTGATACGATCCTCTAAATTTTGTGATGCTTCAAATACATATTTAGCATCAGTCATAATTACTCCTGCTTCCTCTTGGCATTTACCAAGATCAGTTAGTATATTCTCAATGACATTCCTATCTAATAGATTACTCATCATCTTCCCCCTTCGGTATATCTTCGTAGTCTGGATCTGGATAGTCATCTCTGATTGCATCATCAACAACTTCATAGATCTCATCTTTGAGTCTAAATGGATATCCTCCTTGAAGCATTGATATATAACAATTTTCTTTTAGTTCCTCCCATGTATCAAAGCCTACTGATTTATTTTCTTCGTATACTCTGTTTAGGTAGTCTAATGCTTCATCATCTAGATAATCACCTTCATAATCTGATGGTGGTATATCACTGTCTTGTATCTTCTTTAGTAACGACATCCTCATCCCCCTTGATCTTCTGATCAATATCTACATCCTTTAGTGCAATAGCAATCTTAGTAATTCTATTAGATAGAAATACAATACCAATCCATATTGGAGCTGCTATTACAGATATAATTAGTGTTGGGTTGATACCCACAAACATTGTAAAAGCAATAAAGCCACCTGCTAGTCCAAGATATATTAGTATGAATGTACCAATATATTCGGCATGATGTCTGAATCTACCTTTGACAATATGTTTGAGTATGTAGGATATAAACTTATCGAAATATCCAAACGCAAGTTTTGTTGTACGCATTGTTAGTCCTTCCTTATTTATAATATAATACTTCTGTTCGGCATATGCAACCTGAACCCAGGTCAGCGAGCAAAAATTTTTTTTGCTAATGGGGTATAAACCCCACTAGCTGAAGTATACTTTTTAATATCCAAACATCTGATTGTTCACCTCAGTAATTCTTTTTACTTCTTCTGGTGTCATATCAGCGAGTGTTCTCATCTTACCTTTAGATGCTTTGGTAATCTTCCTATCTTTTGGATGCTGTTGATACAGCATTTCATATAGTTTGATACTAGCATCATTGATAGCCTTGTATTTTTCAGCCAATGCGTTCCATGTTTTACCTTGTAAAACCATGTGATTGGCATTGGTTTCAGCTATCTCTTGTCCTGATGTGGACTCCCTATCAACCTGATAACTGTTCATTTGTTTATCTTTGTAATACTGTGCATTCAAACTGAATGACATCACAGATTGCTTGGATGAATTGTATATTTGCCATAGCAATAACTGTGTGTAATTGACATCTACATCAGATGTTTCATCAACAAGATGTCCTAATATCTGGAACCAATCTTGGTTTGCAACCAAAGTAATGGCTTGGATGTTAGCTTCATCTGTAATTAAGTATTTAGGTTTATTCGTATATGACATGATATTTCCTTTCATATTCTTCTATGTCTATTTGATTTCCTTGCATAATGGCTTCAGCATTTTGTGCTTCCATTTGTGCAATATCCCACTGCTCTTTATCTTCAGCTAGTTTCTTACGATCTAGTATCGCATGAAGTTCTTCTTCTAATGTTTTATACATTTGATATATCCTTCCTTTTAATATCTATCGTATAGATATCCTCGTCATACACGGTAGTGTTTCCTGGCTGATGGTAATCCTTGATCAATAACTCAAAGGATACTTGGTGTGGGCCAGATCCCACACCTTGTATAAATCCTTGAGATTCAAGTAAATCTTTGATCATCAAAGATAATTTATCTAAATTATTCATAACAAATCCTTTCTAGGCATAACACCTTAGAACCCAAGTATCATTATCTAATGCTGATTGAGCGGTTCTTTCATCTGGATAGTAGTCTTCAGAATCTCTACTGTATGGAAACCAATGGTTTACCTCACTATCGAATTGTAAAGAACCGATATAATATCCAGCATTGGATTGACAAACCATAATCTCAGATACAACACCATGAGCTGGTTTATCTGAATAACCCTCTAACTCATTACGCTCAAGATTCCTTGGATGGTTTGAATTATATGTTACGTTTTTGTAAGTAGTTAAATCTACTTGTAATATTAGTTCTTCTAGTTTCATTGTTAACTCCTTTCACTAGATTTCTTCCTTAATTAGCACACTCTCTAGTCAGAGTTAGCTCGTTTACGAGCTTATTATTTTGATCGCAGTTTAGGATAAACTGTCGTCAAAATAACGATTTATCGTGAATCAGCGATACTTATCGCCACGATAAATTGCTCTTGTACTAGTGTGCTAACGAGTGAGTAATAAGCCACGTATCTGCGGAGGCAGATCGTGTCCGAAGCAAACGAGCCAGGAAATCTAGAGAGAGGACGAGGGAAGTACGTTAGTGGAGCCAACGCATAGCATGGCTACACTTACACTTTGGCATATAGTATAAGCTGAATACCAGACGCATTTGCGTTCTGGTAAACAGATAAGCCAAAGTAGGACTGACCGAGCATACAGACTATCATACCGAAGGGAAGGTCCTATGACTTGCTTGACGTCAAAGCCATCGAAAAATATGCCCTGCGCATACTTTTTCGTGGTCATTTCGACCCTAGGAGAAATGATACAGGGAAGTGCAGAAGGTGCTTCTGCCTCCACTGCGATATTATTCTGCGTTTACGCAGTTTATACACGAAGTGTAAATAATATCGTAAGTGAGAGCAATATTTACAATTATTTACTTGACAACATAAACCGTAGCAAGGTATCTATCGTTATGGGTAGCCAAGTAAAAGGGAAAGACGGTCTGACCAACAGACAAAGGCTTCTGGTAGACACGCTTGTAGCAGAAGGCTGTAGCATAGCAAAAGCATCACAAATCGCAGGATATTCAAAGGGAGATAGCGGTAGAGTAACAGCTAGTAAGACGCTACGACTTCCAAAGGTACAAGAGTACTACCGTTCACGTATAGCAGAGATAGGTCTGATGGGAGCAATCCCAGCAGTCAAGACTATCGTCAGACTCGCACAGGATGCGAAGTCTGATTACGTGAAGCTAGAAGCCAGTAAGGACATACTAGATAGGAGTGGGTTCAAAGCTCCTGATAAGGTACAGCACAGCGTGGCTGGAAACCTCTCTATCAAGATAGATCTAGATTAGATGAGGGGGGTTAGAAAACAGGAGCGACAGCAGAGAGAAAGGTCCTCTACTCACATTATTAGCGAAAAAGGTCCGTGTTACAATCAGTTACAAATACTTAACTGGACACATAAAGAACACATTAAGTACTGTCGTTGCCGAGAGTGTGGGGAGTTCGCTCCGTTTCATATCAAGAACGATATAGGTAGTTATTTCTTCCTGTGTTATGAACATTACAAACAGCGTTGAATATATTTTTTTTTTGGGTAAAGTACGCCTATGAGTCAGAGTTTATTAAAACGAATAGGTGTATCTGGATATAACAAACCTAAACGTACCCCTGGACATCCAAAGAAATCTCATGTGGTAGTTGCTAAAGAAGGCAATAAAGTAAAAACAATTAGATATGGTGAACAGGGAGCTAGTACAGCTGGTAAACCAAAAGCAGGAGAGTCTAAGAGAATGAAGATGAAAAGAAAATCATTTAAGGCAAGACACGCAAAGAATATAGCGAAAGGAAAGATGTCAGCTGCGTTCTGGGCTAATAAATCAAAATGGTAAAAAGTAGAGTCAATGAGGCTGGTAATTATACTAAGCCTGGAATGAGAAAGAGTTTATTTCAAAGAATTAAAGCTGGAGGTAAAGGAGGAAAGCCTGGACAGTGGTCAGCTAGAAAGGCTCAGATGTTAGCCAAACAATATAAATCCAAGGGTGGTGGATATCGGTGAAGAAGCCACAAAGAAGTTTGAAAGCATGGACTAGCCAGAAATGGAGAACCAAATCTGGAAAGCCATCTGCCAAAACTGGTGAACGTTACTTACCAGAAGCTGCGATCAAAGCATTGACTCCTGCTGAGTATGCAGCTACAACTAGAGCGAAAAGAAAAGGCAGTAAGAAAGGGAAACAATTTGTCAGACAACCCAAATCTATATCTGCTAAAACAAAACCTTTTAGGAGGGTATCATAATGTATGGAATGAAAAAACCAGCCGCTGGATCTAAGAAGTTAAAAGGAAAACAAAATAAACTTCCACCTGCTTTGAAGAAAAAGATTATGGCTAGTAAGAAGAAGAAGTAATGGGTAAAGGCGTAAAGCATTACTTTAAAAATGGTACTGAACACAAAGGTGCATATCACAAAATGCCTAATGGTAAACTACATTCAGGCAAGACTCATAGTGCATCTAGTAAACCTTTAGTACATTTCAAAGATCTATCAGCAACAGCTAAAAAGAAAGCGAGGGCGTAATGGATTGGGTAAAAACAAAATGGAACAAGTTAAACAGAAATGCAAAGATATTTGTATGCTGTGTTCCTGTCCTAATTATCTTAGGATTAATATTTAATTAAACATGAGGTATGCAGAGGAACTATCTTACGAGGATCGTCAAAGACTTCGTAAGATAGTAAAGAAGGAACATTTCAAACACTATCCTAAAGATTTAAGATTTTCGGACCATGAAGCCGATAAATTTATAGATTCTCTACTACCAGAAACTATCTACAAGTTAATCAAAAGATCTGTAGATAATGGTATTGCTTGACAGAATTAAACTATAAAGCTCCAGGTACAATCGTTAAAACCTTTATGAAGGATGATTCCTTTTTTAGAGGATTACGTGGTCCAGTAGGATCTGGTAAATCTGTATCTTGTTGTATTGAAATATTTAGACGTGCATTAAAACAAGCACCTAGTTCAGATGGTAAACGTAAATCTAGATGGGCAGTTATAAGAAATACTAACCCACAGTTAAAGACTACAACTATTAAGACATGGTTAGATTGGTTTCCAGAAAGTTCATTTGGAAACTTTACATACTCAGTTCCTTATACTCATAACATTTATGTAGGTGATCTAGAACTAGAAGTTATTTTTCTAGCATTAGATAGACCAGAAGATGTAAAGAAACTCTTGTCTTTAGAACTAACTGGTGTATGGGTAAATGAAGCAAGAGAGATTCCCAAATCTATTGTGGATGCCTGTACTATGCGTGTTGGCAGATTCCCTTCAATGAAAGATGGTGGACCTTCATGGTATGGTGTTATTGCTGATACCAACGCACCTGATGAAGATCATTGGTGGTCTATTATGTCTGGTGAAGTTCCTATGCCAGATCATATGAGCCAAGAAGAATCTGTAATGTTAGTAAAGCCAGATAACTGGAAATTTTTTGTACAGCCTCCAGGTATGATTGAGAAGAAAGAAAACGAAAAAATTAAAGGTTATGAACTTAACACTGATGCAGAAAATATTCAAAATGTTACACCAGATTACTATCCAAATATCATACGAGGAAAGTCTAAATCTTGGATTGATGTTTACGTTTTAAATAAACTAGGAACTATAGAAGATGGTAAACTTGTATATGGATCATTTAGAGAAGATGTCCATATAGCAGATGAAGAAATACCTTTTGCACCTACTACTGTATATATTGGATTAGACTTTGGACTAACACCTTCTGCTGTATTTGGACAGAAGCTACCAGATGGTAGATGGTTAATCCTGCATGAACTAGTTTGTTTTGATATAGGTACAGTTAAATTTAGTGAATTACTAAAGCATGAGATTATTAAACATTGTGCAGATAAAGATTTAAAAATATTTGGAGATCCTGCTGGTGATTTTAGAGCACAGACAGATGAAACAACTCCATTTCAGATACTTAGACAACAAGGCATCCAAGCATTTCCTGCACCATCTAATGATGTAGGACTCAGAATAGAATCTGTGGAAACAGCATTGAATAGAATGGTAGATGGTAAGCCTGGATTTTTATTGAATAGATCTTGTAAATCTTTACGAAAAGGATTTTTAGGTGGATATCATTACAGAAGAATACAAACTTCTGGAGAAAGATATGAAGATAAACCTAATAAGAATAAGTTTTCACACGTACATGATGCACTACAATATTTGATGCTAGGTGCTGGTGAAGGTAGATCATTGACTGTAGGTCCAGCTAAACCACAAGTATCTAATGCTTATAAGAACTGGAATATATTTGATCGTAGTTCAATGAATAGGAGGAAAAAGTGGGATATTTTCCGAAGGAGTGGTTAGTATTTTTTTATGATCCACCAAACCATGAGTGGTATCACCGATTTAGAAAGAATGGGATGGCTCATTGTGGAGCATTTGCTTATTACCCAAAGAAAGATAAATGGTTAGTAGTAGAACATATACACAGAAGATTAGATCTAAATATTATTGATGGTTCTGAAGTAGATCAAATGATGGCATATATTATTCAACACAAAGGAGTTATTTTAAAATGCAAGACATTTCGCCATAAGTGGAGATTATTTCAAGCTGCATGGTTAAGAGAACATTCTTGTGTAACTGTAATAATGAGAGTGTTAGGAATAAATAGGTTGATTATTACCCCTTATCAGTTATATAAATATTTAAAGAAACAAGGTTGTAAAAAATGGGATTTTTAAGAACACCAAAATATCAGCGTGATCCAGAGCTAGAAAAACAATTAAAAGAACAGCGTGAAGAAGAAGAACGTATTAAAAAAGAACAAGAAGAAGCTATGGAAAAAAGAAAGAAAAGATTTGCAGCTGGTAAGCTAGGGCAAAGATCTTTATTTGCTAGAGCTGGTGGTAGAGGTTTTTATACTGAAGGTGAAAAAACATAATGGGATCTAGTACATCTACATCAAAAAGTAGTGGTGGAGGAAATAAAACATATGGAATGGGTCCAGGTCAGTCAATGGCTATGGCAGGAAATACAGGACTAGCTACTGCTACAACAAAACAAGCAGAAACTATTCAAAAAGGAACTGGTAAATCATTTAAAGCTATTGGTCAAAATATTGGTGAAGTAGGTTCTAAATATCGTAGACCAGCTGATATTGATAAATATGCAGATAAAGTTCGCATGATGAATGAAGGTTTAGAAAAAGGTGGAAAAATTTTTGTTGGTGCAGATGGAGTAGAAAGAGTGAGTTTAATGGGAACTGGTGTTAAAGATGCACAAGGTAGAACTGTGTTATCAATTACAAAACCAGAGCTTACTGCAAAAGCACCTACACTTAGACAATTAGGTGGAGATATTGCTAGAGGTGTTTTGGGATATAATACATTAAAATATCTTGATGGATCTAATCAAGCTACAATGGTTAGAGAAAAAGGTTTAATTGAAATGACACCTGGTATGGCAATATTTAATGCAATAAGAGGAAATAGTTTTTTTACAAATAGAGATGAAAAAAGAAGTGAACCTTCAAACGAAGTTACTAACTTACCAGAAAGTGGTATTAGAGAAAACGAAAGAAAATTAAAAATAGAAAAAAGATTAGCAGCTCTTGGTAATACAACTACAGATAATACTAGACCTTTCCTTACTATTAAAAGGCAAGGGTTTGGTGGAACAATGAGTTAATGTATAGTTATAATTATAGATCAGCACCCAATGAAGGAGTAATGAATCCTAAATCATTTCTGAAAAAGTTTAGTCATGCAGAACAGTTAAAGACACATTGGATTCCAAAATTTGAAGAAGCCTATGAATATACAATGCCAGGCAGAGAAGCATTTTATGATGAAGCTCCTGGAGAAAAAAGAACAGATAGAATCTTTGATGAAACAGCTGTTGTAGGTATTCAAGAGTTTGCATCTAGATTACAAGCAGGAATTACACCTACATTCGGTAGATGGATTAATTTAAAAGCAGGTATAGAAATACCACCAAATATAGCACCAGCTGTAGATGAACAGTTAGATGAAATAACTAATTACATATTTGAAGTACTTCATGCTTCTAACTTTAATCAAGAAGTACATGAATCATTTATGGATTTAGCTATTGGTACTGGTGTGATGTTAGTAAATGAAGGACCATCTACTAATCCAATTATATTTAATTCTATTCCATTACCACACGTATACTTGAATGGTGGACCAGATAACAAGATTGATTGTGTATATAGAAAACGTCAAATTAGATTAGGGGATATTAAAATATTATATCCAGAAGCACAGTTAGATACATTAGAAGATAAAATATTAAATGATGGTGATGCTAAGTGTACTGTAATTGAAGGTACAATGAGAAACTACAAAGATCCAAACAAAGAAGTTTATGACTATGTAGTATGTGTTAAAGACTTTGAACAAATAATATTTGAAGATCAGTTTGAAGGACAAGGTTCTAATCCATTTATTACATTTAGATGGAACAAAGCTAGTGGTGAAGTATATGGGCGTGGTCCAGTATTTAATGCTATGTCAGCTATTAAGACTACTAATTTAACTATTGAATTGATTTTAGAAAATGCACAGATGAACATATCTGGTATTTATCAGTTAGAAGATGATGGAGTTATAAATCCAGATAACATTCAATTAGTGCCTGGAACAATTATTCCAGTAGCTCCAGGATCTAGAGGTTTAGTTCCTATTAATGGAGCAGGTAGATTTGATGTAGCACAGTTAGTATTAGACGATATGAGATCTAATATTCGTAAAGCATTATATATGGAAACACTTGGTCCAACAAAAGGTACACCTATGTCAGCTACTGAAGTAGCAGAAAGAATGGCAGATTTATCTAGACAGATTGGATCTTCATTTGGCAGACTACAATCAGAGTTTATTATGCCTTTAATTAGACGTGTTATTTATATTTTAAAGAAACAAGGTAGAATAGAACTACCTTCATTGAACAATAAAGAGATTAAAATTATTCCAGAATCACCATTATCTAGAGCACAAAATGAGCAAGATATTGCTGATGTAAATAGATTTAATGCAACACTAGGTCAAACATTTGGACCACAAGTATTGAATCTTATTGTCAAACAAGAAGAAGTAGCTAGATACTTAGCAGAAAAAATGAATTTACCTGAAAAGATAATTAGAGATGCAGCTGAACAACAACAAGTAGTACAACAGATGCAACAGGTAATGCAACAACAGGGAGGTATGAATGAGTTGGGAGCAGCTCCAGAACAAGCCTAAAGGAAGCCATCTATCTATTGATGGATTTTATCGCACAGAAGAAAGAGAAAGACAGCTTAATTCTGATATGGCTGCTGTATTTAGTACAGTAGTAGGAGAACAAGTTTTGGATTATTTAAGGTCCATTACAGTAGATGCAGTTGCAGGTAAAGACGTAAGCAACGAACATTTACGACATCTTGAAGGTATGAGATATTTATATTTTATCATCAAGAAAAGAATTGAATCTGATAAGGAGGTCTAATGTCAGAAGAACAAGTACAAGAAACACAAGAAACAACACAAGAGGTATCTCAAGAAAACACTAGTGAAGTTCAGATACCTGAGTATATTCCAGAAAAGTTTTGGGATACAGATAGAAATGAAATTAAAGTTGAAGAACTGGGTGCATCATACAAAGCATTGGAGCAAAAACTTGGGATGCGAACTGAAGATCTTACGAAACAATTACGTGAAGATTTGGAATCAGAAAGAAAATCTAGCGTTCCTGAATCATATGAAATAAAGCTACCAGAGATACCAGAAGATGTTGAAATATCAGTTGATCCAGAACAAGAACTTGTTAAGTCTTGGGAACAAATTTGTAGAGATAATGGGTTATCACAGGAAGTATTCAACCAGGGAGTGGCGGCTTTTGTTAATAATGAAATTGCTGGTTTGCCGAATCTTCAAGAAGAAATGGGCAAATTGGGAGATAACGCAAAAGAACGCATTGAAGCTGCTGATCTTTGGAGCAAGAAGTATTTATCTGCTGATGCCTATAATGCTATTGCCAATATGGCTGCTACTGCTGAAGGGGTTAAAGCTCTAGAAGAAATTATGAGCTTGTCAAGAAACAAGCCATTACCTAATACCAATACTGTAGTAGATGTAGAACTAGATGAAAGAGATCTACAATCTATGATGCAAGATCCAAGATATTGGAAAGAAGGTACAAAAGATCCTGCATATATTAGAAAAGTAACTGATCTATATCAAAAAAAGTATGGCTAAGAAGTTTCCATATAAGAAATACGTACTTATATGGGAAGATCCTACTGGAGATAGTGCATGGATGTCTGATAAAGATATGGAATATCTATCTCCAGCTATTATTACTACAGAAGCATACATTTATTCAAAGAATAAGAAGTATATCAAGACATTTGCAAGTTATATCAAGGAAAGTGATGGATCATACACATACGCTGATGTCAATGTTTTTCCTGCATCTTGTCTTGTAAAGATGACGAAAATATAATATATCTCAACTAACAAGCCGATTTAAACTGGACTTTGCCCAGTAATGGATAACTTAGAAATGTTTATGACGACAACTTGGATTTAACAATGAAAGGTAAAACACAATGACAGCAACAATAG